CGATGAGGACGATGGCCATCCCGCGGTTGAGGCGCAGCGCGTCCAGCCAGCCCAGGACGTTGCGCCACTCCTGCTCCGCTTCAACGTAGCCCTTGCCGTAGCCAACGCCTTCGATGGATTCGAGGGGACGGTCCCGATCCGCGTTGAGCCGAGCCACGGTCTGGGCCCAAACGATTGGTTCAAGCCAATCCAGGGAGTCCAGAACCAGCGTCTTGAAGTCGTGTTCCTGGCCATGCAGCGCGGACAGGGCCTCCATCAGCTCGGCATAGTTCTCGATGAGCTGGGGGAACGTCGGTACGTCGATGGCGGCCGCACCATCCTCAACCCGGAGCAGGATGGGCGATTCAAAGGTGCAGCCGAAGACGGTTTTCCCGATTCCAGGGACCCCGTAAACAAGGGACCGTTGAGGCTTGAACTCGGATGCGGCCGAAATGATATTGGAGAGGTCGAAGGACATGGCTATGCCTCCACCGTCTCGTAGGAGACTTGCGGCGCACCCGGGGTGATGGTCATGGCGTCACGGACCAGGGCGACGTGCTCGGCATCGCCATAGGACAGGAAGGCGTCCAGGTCCTTGGCCGTGCGCGGCTTAAAGGCCCATCCAAAAACCTTGGTGAACGACGGATCGCCCATCTCAAGCCTGGCGCGGGCCAGCTTTTCCTGGTCGAACTTCACGTATTCCTTCTTCTGGATCTTGGCCTTGAGGCCGGCGCCTTCGACGATGGCCGTCTTCTTGCCCGGGGCGAACGACGCGATTCCGAGCAGATGAACATGGATTTCCCGAAGGCGCTCCGACTCCTCGTCGATCTTGGCTTTGAGGGCCGCACCTTCACGAATGAGGGCGGCGGCTTCCGGTTCCGGCATACGCAGAACACTTGCTTGGGCCGTCATGATGATGCTCCTGTAGTTGAGGGTTAAACGCCCTGGGCTTGATCCTTGATCCGGCGCATCACCATGCGCAGACGAATCGCCGCCAGGGCCTCTTGGTTGAGCCGACGGATGGTGGCGTGATCCCCGCGCGCACCCAGCTCGGCGAACAGGCGGCGCTGTGTGGCGTCGTCCATCGTGTTGAAGGCCAAGTGGAAGGGACTCATGAGACCGGAGACGTTCATGCGGCCTCCCTGGGCAGACACCCATACAGGCCGGCCAGGGCCAGCTCGGAAATGCGCGGGTCGGTCGCAATCTCGTAAATTTTGGCCAGAGCCGTTTGCTTGGCCTCGGCAATACCCGGCAGCGCATCTTGCAATGTGGTCACGGGCTCATTTAGAGCCTCTCTGACATCGCGCAGGATGTTGTAGCTGGTGACCTCAAGCGGCGGCAGACCGATTGTGGCGACGCCACCATGGATGCAATCCATGGCCGCTTGCAGTCGCTGGTTGGCTTGGTTCATCTCCTACCTCCCCGCCGGGCATGTTTGGCCGGCACACTCGACGTAGTGGTTGCTACTGCCCTTAATTGCGCCCACCAACATCACGGCCGCCAGAACAAGACCCACAACGATTCCCAGCGCTGTAATTCGGTGGATGGTGCTGTCGTCCTGCATGGCGACCTCCTGATTTATTTGACGGAGCCGATCCCAACGACCGGCTCCGTCTGCCCGGCTGCTCTCCGGGGTTGAGGTTCGCGGCCTGGGGAGGGCCGCAAGAAAGCTCGGTCAGGCCCCACGCCACACGCGCGAGGCCAGTCCCGAGGACATCCTTCTGGATGCGCTAAGGGTTTCGTTTTATTGCCAGCCCCGACACTCACGTCCCGGTTGTTCTGGCCGCCCTTTCGGGCATGTGGTTGATGTTCGTTGCCCCTGCCGTCTCTTCTGCCTTCCCGCATCGTGGCCGTTCCATTGCTGGTCCGGTTTCCGCCTCCTCCCTGGTCCCGGTGTCCGGCCCTTTGGGCCTCCGTTGCCGGGCCGCTCTGCGTTCCAGGGAGGCGGCGGTGTCTCGCGGTCGGTAAGAGGGATGATAGCCAAACGGCTATGTACGTCAAGGATAAAATAGGCATTTGGCTACAAAGAGGACAAAAAAATTCCCCTCCGGAAAACAGTCGGGCAGGGAAGAATGTGGAGAGGGAAAAAGAAAAGCCCCGCTCCGGCGGGGCTGGGATAAGCCTTTGAAGTTAGTTACTCTATTTACTAATTCCGTGCGCTTGGGTTTGTTTTTTGGATGTCCTGGCAATGTTTGACATCCAAGGCCTTTCTAACAGCTTCTTTTTCTCCTCGAACGTTCGCCAATTCCGAGGCCTCAACACCATCACCCTGGCCATAGCCCCACCAGAACGCTTGAACTTGACTTGTCTTTACCCTTTGCTGTTGTGCCACTGCCAATTGATCTTCCCTTCTGGCAAGCGAATTTAGTTCCGTTGCCAAACGCTGGCAATCATATTTTTCATACATTAGATCAGATGTATATGATCCAGTTATCTGTGAGGGTTGTGTCGGCATATTCATGCATCCATAAAACAAAGGGATAATGACTATTCCCAGTGATATTTTACATAGATTGTTCATATTGAGTGCTGTTTCTTTAGTTATATTTCGCCACTGCCCCGGTGCCGCTGTCAATTTTCCACTCAATGGCACCGGGGCAGTAACTAAAATTGGCCGGGAGCCCGGGTGCCGGGGGCCGAGAAATTGTTCCCATTTGGCTGTAAAGGAGGGGTGACGCGAGTCCCCTCTCGCCCAGTATATGGATTTGTATTGGGTTTTGTTGAATAATTATTTTGAAAGTTATTATCTGGTGCGGTTCTCTGATATGGCTGAACATAGACTCCGTTACTCTTTGTGTATCCGTTTACGTGGGCATCCTGAGCTGCAACAGGCCCGGCCAAAAGAACAAACACGACGGCTGGTAATAGAAACTTGTACATAAAGGCCTCCTTTCGTCTTGTTTACGATAAAATTTTTGAAAAATATAAAACTATGTAGTATGAAGCTAAAATCTGGAATGCCAAAGTGATCAGGGCTATGGTTGATTTTGATGCAATAAATACAAATTTTGTCAATAGAAACTTATTAGAATCTTCAAGCCTATCACACAGAATAAGCGCTGGGGTAGAAAGAATATATCCGATTACAGCGGATGGGAATCCTATAAAAAATGAAGAAAAAAATAATCCAGCTCCAAAATAAATTATTAAAAAATACCATTCTATTTGTATTTTCTCTTTGAAAATAAAAAAACATAAGCTGACAATAAACCATACAAATATTGAATTCTTAGAATACCGTGTAGCAATACTGTCCCATGACAACGCTATAGCTCTTTTCCAGCCCATAACGCTTTCCCTATTACGGCAAAATCGTCACCGTCTGCTTCATCCACGACCACATCCTTCTCTGCTCTATCTCTATTATCACCCATAAAAAGCAATTTCCCAATTCCTTGTCGGAATCGCTTTATGTAGATTGCCTCTCCTTTTCGGATTACATACACTTTCCCCTCTCGAAGCGGCTCTCCCTGCACGCCCTCATCGACCAGTACGATATCTCCGTCATCAATTGTCGGAGACATCGAATCACCCGTGACGGTCATCACACGGAGGCGTTCCGCGCTTGTCCTAGTCTTATACCCCAGCCACTCGCGTCGAAAGGCAAGACATCCCTCAGTTTTTCCGGTTGTCTCAAGCGATCCGCCACCGGCCGAAGGTTTGGCCAGGGCGCGGGGGATAAAGGCGTACTCGTCCGGGATCTCGCCTGTCGTCACAATCAGGCCAGCCGCATCTGCAAGCCGTCCAAGGGACCCAAGCCAGGCTGTCTTTTCCCCACGGAGGAGGCGTCCTAGGTTGGTTGGGTCGTATTCGGCGGCATCTGCTAACCTTTTATTTTTACCGTCGAATCGTTGATTCTTGGCATCCCGTAACGCCTGCAAAAAACTTTCTGTGAATCCCATAGGCTCACTTTGCATTTTTGTAGCCCTTTGGCTATAGCTAAACATTCCATTTTCTTTCTTGACTGCCATAGCTAATTAGCTATAATCAGACCCATGAATCTCGCTCAAGATCTGACAATCTTTTTCCAAGATACCGGCTGGTCCGCTTGCCGGCTGGCTCGTGAGGCCGGGATCAAAAGCGTCCAGGCCATAACTCGCGTCCAAAAAGGCGAGCGCCAGGGGATGCACTCCAAAAATCTTGAAAAGCTGTTGCCGTATCTCTACGGCGACCGCCGGCCGCCTTCTCTCCATGAGCAGGGGGCCGCGTGATGCCCGTACCTCTACTCACATTCCTCATCGGGATAATCGCCGGGCTCCTCTGGATGCGTTTCTTCCGAGGTTGGTAGCCCATGCACATCGCCGTAATCTCCCATCGTGAGCATCAGGCGCACGCTCATTTCCCCCGGCCAGCGTTCCAGGGCCATCCGTTCGGCCTCGCGCTGGAGGGTCTCCAGCGGGATACCATCCGAGAATTTAGGGAAGCAGGCATGAATAACATCGGCCAGACGGATCTGGGCCAGCACATGTATGAGGCCCGGGGACTCTGGATCACGAAGGGAATGAAGAGTGAGAGTTGGCATGAGTCCACGGTAAACGGACCATCGTCAATTTCGAAGACGAAATGATACAGGAAACGCCCCTTCGTTCGTGGCAATGGTTCAATGCCTGCCTCAAAATTTTCGGCAAAGACCGTTTTTACAGTATTTTCCGCGTAAATCTGCGTGAGGCACAGCGTTGGGCTGCCGATCCTGGTCATTGCGCCGACGTGCGCAACAATCCGTTGGACCAGATCCACGCGGCTATGCGTGAGCTCTCCATCCTCGGGCGTGATGATATTGCCGAGGCAGCGCCCGCCATGCTGGCTAGGACCATTAGGAAACGGCTCCAATCCATCGAGCAAATTGAGGACGACACTCGCCCTCTTCCACAGCGCTACGCCGACGCCATGGCGGCCTGTGCTGAATACATTCGATTGCTCGCGTCAGGGTTGCGATACGAGGAGCTCCATCCGTACCTGGAAGAAGCGACTCAGGCCCTGGAATCGCTCTACGTGGAGCGGCGCACAGTCGAGTTGATGGGCGCCACATGCGGTGAGGTGAGATTTAAGGCGGTGGGACAGTCGAAAGAGATCCGGGCCGGCTGGTGGCCATTTGGGAAACGCCGATGATCGACCTCAACAGTACATCAGCCCTGGGAGACCGCATCAACGACCGCATCGATGCCGTCATGGTGGCGGCCCGGGACGCCGAGACACCCCGGGACTACCTCGGCGCCTCCGTCCTCGGGGATGCCTGCGAACGGGCTATCCAGTATCGGCACCTGCAGGTGGCACCGGACCCGGGCAAGGGGTTCCCCCCTCGTGTGCTGCGCTGCTTCGACCGGGGCCGGTGGGCCGAGGATTACGCGATCGCACTCCTCAAGCGATCCGGGTTTGTGCTGCTCGAGCACGATCCGGACACAGGGGAGCAATGGGCGTTCGAGGCCATGGACGGCCGGGTGAAGGGGCATGCCGACGGCGTACTGGTCATGTGGCGCGGCGATGGGCCGGCTCTCATCCCCATGCCGGCGGTCTGGGAGTGCAAATGCCTCAACAACAAATCGTGGAGCAAATCCAAAAAGGACAAGCTCCGTGTGGCCCATCCCCGTTATTTCGGCCAGATGCAGCTCTACATGGGCGAGCTACGCTTGCCGCAAGGCCTGTTCACGGCCCTCAACGCCGACACCATGGAGCTCCATCACGAGCTCGTGGCCTATGAGCCCCAGGCGCACCAGGCGTTGCTGGCCAGGGCGCAGCGCATCCTCAACGCCTGCGATATGGGCGAGATGCTGCCCCGGGGGCTGGCCGATCCGTCCCGATTCGAGTGCAAATACTGCGATTGGTCGGAGAGGTGTTGGGCATGAACGAAAAGGAGAAGAAAATGTCGAACAATAAAACTGTTCAAATCGGAATCAGAGTAACTCCAGGAATGAAAGCTGCCATTCAGATGATAGCAAGAAAAGAATCAAGATCGCTTAGTCAGCAGATTCTTCATTTCGTGAAGGCTGGAATTCAAAAGTCTTCAGAAATTGAGGTAAGAAATCAGGATGAATAAGATGATATTCGTGAAGCCCTTGCTTAATAAAATGCTCAACCTGTTGCGAGATACTCCGTGTTTCGCGGATGGCGCACAGGGACACAGCATCTCGCAAATCTTCGGTCACGCGGATGCCGATCTGGACGGTTTTTTTATCGCTCATTCGGGCTCCCTAACGCCAGTCAGACTATAGCGCAAGCTAAATAATGTTTATGAATATTAAACAATCGTTGACAAGCATAAGAAGGCGTGGGTAGGTTCTCCCGCATGACCGACGAACCGGAGGCATCCCCCATGGGTCAACCACGCCGGCGCGTTATCGACCTCAACCTGTACGCGCGCCAGGACGATCCGTTGCCACAGCAGGCGCGCCCGCAGTCCGTCTCCGCCGCCGTCGAGGCGTTCCGGGATGCGATGGCCGCCGCTGGACTGGGGCGGCCGGAGATCGTGTCTGACGGGACCTTACACCGATTTGATCTTCCCGATGAGGCGCGCGGAAAGCATACGGGTTGGTACAAATTCCATCCCGATGGGATTCCCGCCGGCGCATTTGGGTCCTGGAAGCATGAGCTCTCCGAACGGTGGTGCTCGAAAGCCAATTACGAGATGAGCCGCGAAGAGATCGCGGCCGTCAACGATTTCTACCGCCGGGCCCGGGAAGAGGCTGAAGCCGATCGTGCGCGCGAAGCCAATGCAGCGGCGGCCCGGGCGGCGAAAATTTTCGAAGCGGCGGACGAAGCCACGGAACACCCCTACCTTGCGAGGAAAGGGGTCGCGGCCTTCGGCCTCCGCATCGATAAACGCGGTGAGCTGCTCATCCCCATGTACAATAGCCGCGGCGAAGTGCGCGGGGTGCAGCGTATCATGCCCGACGGGCAGAAGCGGTTCCTGTCTGGCCAGGCCAACCCGGGTCTTATCCACGTCATCACATCATCGTCGCCTGATGCGTCCAGGACGGTGTACGTGTGCGAGGGCTACGCGACCGGGGCCAGCCTCCACATGGCAACCGGCGAAACCGTCATTGTCGCCTTCAGCGCTAAAAATCTCGAAGCGGCTGCCCTGGCCGTCAAACAGGAGGTATTTCCACAAGCAAAAATCATTTTCGCCGCGGACAACGATCAATGGACACAGATCAAGGGAGTGCCCAAGAACGTCGGGATCGAAGCAGCGCGGAAAGCCGCTCAGGCCGTCGGTGCGTCCGTGGTCTGGCCGGAATTCCGGGACCTCTCCAGTCACCCCAAGGATTTTAACGATCTCTACGCCCTGGAAGGGCCGGATGCGGTCCGGACACAAGCCAAGGGGTATGGCGTCAGAATCCGTGACTGGAGCATCGCCAGATTGTCGGGGGAAAAGGCCCCGGTCCGGCGATGGCTCGTCCAGGACGTTCTTCCACTGGGGGCGGCCATGATCCTTGCCGCGCCAGGCGGGACTGGCAAGGGGATATTGACCCTCAACTTGGCTCTGCACGTGGCCCGAGAGCCGCAACCAGGCATCGACTTCAACCCTTCGTCGCTTTTCTTCGGCCATCAGCTCGTGGCCCACGGTCCCGTGGTCATGCTGGCGGCCGAGGATGACATGGACGAGGTGCATCGGCGGGTGGAAAGTCTAGGCGGAGATTTCCCGGAGAACCTGTATGTCATCTGCTTGCCCGATCTCGACAAGCCGGCAGCCCTCTTCACCTCTGCAAGAGGAGAGATTCGCACGACTGCCTTTTGGGCAGAAATGGCCGAACAGATAAAGGCAATCAGGCCTGTCTACGTCGTCATCGACCCCCTCTCCTGTTTTGTTTTGGCTGACCTCAACGACCGCAATGTGGGCGCTTACGTCATGGGCACCTTCACCTGCCTCGCGAGGCAGAGCGGCGCTCTAGTGCTCGGCATCCACCACATGAACAAGCTGCGCGACAAGATCAAGAACCTCGACGATGCCAGAAACGCCATCGCGGGCAGCGCCGGGTTCGTTGACCACGGCCGCGGGGCCTATGTCCTCTGGCCCGAAGAGGAGCAGAAAGCCAAGACGCTTTGCAAGCACATGGGCGTGGAGCATTCCAGGGGGCGCGTTGTTCGCGGTGGATTGGCCAAGGCCAACTTCCCCGGTGATGAGGAAGAAAAGGTCTTTATTAGGAACGATATCGGGCTGCTCGTCGGCCAGGATGAGGAGGCGCAGCGGATCAAGCGCCGGGAAGAGGAGCGTCTTTTGGACCTTCTGGCTGAAGCAATCGCCAACGCTGCCGTTCAGGGGCACCCCTTCCAGCATACCGGGAAACAAGGTCTCTTCGAGAAGCGCGAGCGTTTGCCCAAGAGTTTACGAGAGCTCAGCAGACATCCCCTTGAGCGTCTCGGCCGTCTCCTCCTCGACGCGAAGCGGATTGACAAATACCGTCCAGCCAAGGGTGGATCGGTCGAGCAATGGCTTGACGTTCCTGGTGGTCCCTTCGCCCTTGGTGTCGGAATTCTTGAACTCGGAGAATTTGAAAATGTACTCGATTCGTAGCACGAAAAGCGTTCCCAGAGACACGGGATTATATTTTGGAAACGCTGGAAACGGTATGCTTAAATCTAGGTTTTATGCGGGCTAGCGGTTTCCAGGCGGTGACCCCCCTATAAGAGCATTCTTATGCTCTTTAGGGGGGGGTCAGGTGAGGTCGAATTTTGGAAATGGGAAAAGAAAAGTGAACTTTGGAGGTAGAAAATTGCAATACTGGAGCGCATATCCCGGGTGGAAAGACGAATGATCCGCCTCACTCTCCCCTGGCCGCCGAGCACGAACAAGACGTGGCGTGGGAAGAAAGGCCGGAGCAAGCCCTACTTGTCGGCCAAGTCCACGACGTACCGCCTGGCGGTCCGGTCGCTGGTCCTCGGGGCCAAGCTGCCGGGACTGCCTGTCCATGGAGCCCTAGAGGTCAAAGTCATACTGTGCCCGCCCGACAAGCGTCGGCGCGATGAGGACAATTTTGCCGGGAAGGCGCTGTTCGATGCCCTAACCAAGGCCGGCGTATGGCTGGACGATTCGCAGATCCGGCGCAAAGTCGTGGAGTGGGGAGACGTGGCCAGAGGCGGTTGCGTGGCGGTCGAGATCCTGCCGATACCCCAAACGGTCGGCGCGTAAAAAAAAAGGGGGGGGGAAAAGCGGTGAGCGAGCTGACGTGTTGTCCGAAATGCGGCGGGAAAATGGTAGTGGTTGACACTGACCCCCTCACGAAATCCTTGGTGCGTATCAGGCGCTGCAAGGATTGCCGGTTCACGGTGGCAACCGAAGAAACTGTGACGGCCATTGTCAGCCAAGGCCAAACAGGCAATCAGCCGGCGGTATAATTTGCAACTTTCTTCCTAAATAGCCCCTATAGCCCCTATCTCCCCTATATACCCTAGTTTTTTTTTCCCCTCCAGGTTAGCCTCTGCCCAAAGTCCGGCCCGCGACGCCCTCAAAAATCCTCAGCGTGCGGCCGAACGGCGGACTCGTAAAAAAAGAGGCTGGCCCATGGATCACGTCACCCGACTGATCGCCCTCGAAGAGGGCTGCAAACTCGCCGCCTACACCGACTCGCGCGGCATCTGGACTATCGGCTACGGCTACAATCTCCAGGCCCACGGCTACTCCCCTGAGGAGTGCGCCAGTATCACCTGGACCCAGGAGCAGGCCGATCAGGCCCTGGCGGACGAGATTGAGGCCGTCGAGGCCGAGCTTGACCGCCGTTGGCCCAAGTGGCGCGACCTCGACGAGGTACGCCGGGCGGCCATCGTGTCCAGCGTGTATCAGCTCGGCGCACCGGGCGCTGCCCATTTTGTGGCCACTATCGCCGCGCTCCAGGCCCACGACTGGGCCACCGCCGCAACGCAGATGCTGGCCTCTCGCTGGGCCAAACAGACCCCGGCCCGCGTCCAGCGAAATGCCGCCATGGTCCAGACGGGCCAATGGCCAGAGGACGTCAATGGTGTCAAATTCCTCCCCGAATCCACACCCGATCCGATCTTGGCTCCAACACCGGTTAAACCCTCTGCACCTGTATTGCCGGTTGACAGATTGCCGGATGTCCCGGGGGACGGCACGACGATGGGCGACGCGGTACGAGTGGATTTATCGGATGTTTCTCGGCTGACCGTCATCCTCAAGGCCTTGGCCAAGTCCAAGACGATTTATGGCGTCCTTGGGATGCTCGGGTTGCAATTCCTGGGGGTCAACGCCTGGGACGTCGCCATTCGCATCGGCGGGCAAATTTACACCGTTCCCGACCTTTCGCCCTACCTTTCCACCGTCCTTGCCTCGCTGGCCGTTTGGGGTCGCATGACTGCCAAGCCGATCAAGGGGGCTCCCCATGCGTAACATTTCCGCCCTGCTCCTCGCCGTCTTCCTGCTCACGCCCCTGCCCGCCTGCGTGTCCACCGGGGGAGGCCAATCCTCCACCTCCCTCGGACCGGACACCCCCGAGACGGCCGCCGGTGTCAGCTCCACGCTGGCATCCAGGCTCAAGTCGGGGCTCTCGTACCTCTGGGCCTCCTATACGGCACTCAAGCAGCGCGGGGCCAAGGACCTCGCCACGCTCCGGGCGCAGATCGTCGATTTCGAGGCGGCCGTCGGCAGGGATGCCTCGGAGGCCCTGGCGCTGTACCAGGTCGCCCGGACCACAGTGGGCGTCGTCGCTGCGGTGGCGGGAGTGCTGTGATGGATGTGCTGTACCCCGACATCCGCCGTCAGCTCGTCTCCGGGCACGTGGTGACGTTCGAGGGCTCGGATATGCTCTCCCGGGCCATCCGCTGGTTTGCCCCGGGCGGATCACACACGGCCATGGTGCTGCGTGTCTCCGACTGCCCGGGCACGATATTTTTGATCGAGGCTCTGGAGCACGGCCCGACGCTCACCCGTATGTCTCGGCGGATCAGCAATTACAACGGCCGCATCCACATCCAGATGCCGGCCGTCGCCACGCGCCAACAACGGCTCATCACTGCCATGGCGTTACGCCTCCTCGGGGCGCGCGTTGCCTACGATTATCCCTCTCTCCTGTGCCAGACGCGACGCCGAGTGGCTCTCAACATGCGCCGCTCGTTTTGTTCGGAGATGGCCCAATATCTCCTCACCCAGGCCGGCGTGATGTCGCCGCATCGGTTGGCCATGACCCCTGGCGAGTTGCGCCACGAGTTGGGGCATGAGGTGACATTGGCACCCTACACGGACGACGTCGAGGCTATCGGGGATGGTGGTGCGCGTGAGTGAGGCCCTGTGCAAATACCGCGGCCTCGCGCCCTGGGTCGGGATGGTGCTCACCGTGGTGATCCAGATTGCTGCCATCGCCTACAGCTACGGCATGCTCTCGCAACGCCAGGCCGATTTTGATCACCGCCTCACCATCATCGAGAGCAGCGACCGGGAGCAATCCCGCCAGATCGGAGAGTCCGCCGCCCGCCTAGCCAGGATCGAGGAGGGCGTAGCCTATATCCGCGACGCTGTGCGATCGGAGCGGGGGCGGTAGGTATGTCCAGGCGCAAGGGTGTGCCCGAGAAATTCACGGCCGAAAAGCGGGCCAAGTTTTTGGCCTACCTGGCCAAGTACGGGTTTGTGGCCCGGGCGGCCCGGGCTGCCGGGGTCCACCGGGACACGGCGCGAAACGCCCGCAAGAGCGATGCGGTTTTCGCCGTGTCCTGGGATGCGGCGCTGGCCGAATACACGGAGGCCCTGGAGGCCGAGGCTGACCGCCGGGCCTACACGGGCACGCTCAAGCCGGTGTTCCAAGGTGGCAAAAAAGTCGGCGTGATCCGGGAGTTCTCGGACACGCTGCTTATTTTTCGACTCAAGGCGCTCAAGCCGGAGGTCTACCAGGACCGGGCGCGCCACGAAGTCACCGGCAAGGACGGCCAGCCGGTCCAGGTCGAAACGAGTCTCAACCCGGCGGCTATGGACGTTCTAAAAAGGATCTTGGGCGATGATGACGAGGATTGAACGAGAAACAGAATACAGGGAATTGTTCAGCCTAGCCGGCGAGGACGGTTTCAACGAAGCCGCCAAGCCTCTCGTGCTGCGCGACCTGTATTTCCTGCTGGCGTTCATCCTGAACCGCAAAGATGTCCGCCGCGATTGGCTCTATGATCGGTGCAGGGAGGTGCAGGCCAGCCCGGACGGGTACCTGGACCTGTGGGCGCGTGAACATTTCAAGAGCACCATCATCACGTACGCCAAGACGATTCAGGACATCCTGGCCAACCCCGAGATCACGGTTGGGATCTTTTCCCACACCCGCCCCATCGCCAAGGCGTTTCTCCGCCAGATCAAGCGCGAGTTCGAGGGCAACGATACCCTTAAGCAACTTTTCCCTGATGTGCTGTACGCCAACCCGGCCAAGGACAGCCCGAAATGGTCCGAGGACGACGGCATTATCGTCAAGCGCAAGGGCAATCCCAAGGAGGCCACGGTGGAAGCCTGGGGCCTCGTGGACGGCCAGCCGACCGGACGCCATTTCGCGCTTATGGTCTACGACGATGTCGTCACCCGCGAAAGCGTCACCTCGCCGGAAATGATCAAGAAGGTCACGGACGCCTGGGAACTCTCGCTCAACCTTGGGGCTGCGGGGGGCGCCGTCCGGTACATCGGCACGCGCTACCACACCAACGACACGTACAAGGTCATGATGCAACGCGGGTCCGTTAAGCCGCGCATCCATCCGGCCACGACGGACGGCACCGAAAATGGGGAGCCCGTGCTTTTGACCAGCGCCAAGCTGGCCGAGAAGCGCAGGGATATGGGGCCGTACACCTTCGGCTGCCAGATGCTGCAAAATCCGACCGCTGACAAGGCCCAGGGGTTCAAGCGGGAGTGGGTGCGGCTCTGGAAGCCAACCCCCGAGCGCATCGATGTCATGAACCGGGCCATCCTCGTCGACCCGGCCGGCAGCAAGAAGACGACCAGCGATTATACCGTCATGGCCGTTGTCGGCTGGAATGCCGACCGTCGGCGCTATCTCATCCATGCTATCCGCGACCGCCTCAACCTCACCGAACGCACGCGGGCGCTTTTCAAGCTGGTCCGCGAGTATCAGCCCCAGGTTGTCGGCTATGAGCAGTACGGGATGCAGGCCGATGCCGAGCACATCGAAGCCGAGATGGAGCGGCAGAACTACTATTTTTCGGTCACACGGCTGGGCGGTTCGATGCCGAAGCCTGACCGCATCCGTCGGTTGGTGCCGCTGTTCGAGCGGGGAGAATTCTTTCTGCCCATCGAAAGCACCTTCCCTGATTGGGAAGGGACATACCACAACTTCACCACGCTGTTTCTGGAAGAGGAATACGAATCGTTCCCCGTCAGTTCGCATGACGACATGCTGGATTGTCTGTCGCGGTGCTGTGACGCCGACCTGGGGATGGAGTTCCCGCAAGCTGTTGTCTTGCCGAAGGCGTCGGAAGGGCCTCAGTTTGCGCATGGGTATCAGCCCATGGACATCGACAATTACAATTCGGGAGCCAGCTATGAGCCGCGATCTCCGTATTGAGCCGGCCGAAACGCCTGAACTGCGGCGCCTGCCCTGGGCGGCCATCCAGGCCGAAGGACTGGAACGACTCATGCTCTGGCATCGGCTACGCCCGACGGTGTTGGACTGGCTCGACAACGTCAATCCGATGCACTGCGTGCTGTTCAACGCCTGGGACGCCGCATCCGGCGAGTATGTCGGCGCCACCTGGGTCAGCCCGATCCTGGGCCGCGCCGGGTGCATGCATTTTTTCATCCGCGCTCCGTTCCGGCCCGAGGCCGTGGGACTAGCGCGGATCGCCATTGCCGCAGTTTTCGAGCGGCTCGACTTGGCGTGTGTTTGGGGGTTCACACCGGCCCCGTACCGGCATGTTTTCGGGATGCTACGGGCCGTCGGTTTCGAGGTGCTCGGGCGCCTGCCCGGTGCCTGCCACATGCCGACCGATCTTCGGCCGGATCGCTATGTGGACGGCGTTTTCACCAAGCTGATGCCGGAGCGAGCCGCTCCGGCGGGGAGGTAATATGGGCGCTGTGATCGGATTGGTCTCTGCCCTGGTCGGCGCCGCCCAAGCGTCGGCCGCCCATGCGTCGGCCGCCCACGCGGCGAAGCAGGCCGCATTGATCCAGGCGGCCGCGACACAGGCCCAGACGGACAGCACCAACAAGCTGATCGAGAACCAGACCAAGAGCAACGAGGTGCTGTCCAGTCAATTGGAGAGCGCCAATACGGCCCAGGACGCCGAATCGTCGGTCACCCGCAACGCGGAGCGCAAAAAGATCCTGGCCTCGACGACCAGCAACATCCTGACGTCTCCATTGGGCACCAGCGGCACGGCGGCGACCATCGGTAACACACTGCTCGGGCAGTCGTCGCTGTCGTAACCATGGTCAAGCTCGACGATATCCGCCAGCGCGTGGCCCACGTGGAGGGCCAGAGGGCCGAGCGTTTGGACGAGTGGCGGGAGTTGTCCGCCCTCATCCTGCCGTCGCGGGGGTTGTTCTCCGGCGAAAATAGCACCGGCCTGCGGAAAAAGCGCATCTGGAATAACGCAGCTTACCGGGGCCTGCGTCGGGCTGCCGCCGGCCTCACCAGCGGCATGACACCGGCCAATTTGCCGTGGTTTGCGCACGACTATATGGACCCTGCCCAACGCGAGATCACCGGGGCCCGTAGCTACGCGGACAGCATCGATCACCGCCTCAACACCGCGTTGTCCATGGGCGGCTTTTACCAGGCCATCCATGCGTTCAACCGCGAGTTTCTCGCGTTCGGGACGGCGCTCCTCTACACCGAGGCGGGCCTGACTGTACCCGTGCGCTATCGTTGCTGCACCATCGGCACCTGGGCCGTGGCCTTGGACGACGAGGACTCGCTGGCGTTCGTGGCGCACCGGATGCGGTTTACGGCCAAGGCCCTGGCCGCCCGGTTCGGGGAGGATGCCCTATCGACGGTGGCGCAACAGGCCCTCAAGGACAGGCCGTACCACGAGCTTGAGGTCATGCACGTCGTCGAGCGGCGCGATGCGACGCCTGCCCGCCCGGGGCAGGTCATGGATGCCCGCGCCATGCCCTGGGCCTCGTATTGGTACGAGGCGGGCGGAGCCGAGCATTTCCTGGCCGAGGGCGGCTATATGGAGATGCCCTACCATTTCACCCGTTGGGATGAGGCCCGGGGCGTTTACGGCACCGGCCCCGGCGATGAGGCGATATCCGACCAACGGGCCCTGGACACGCACGAACTCTATAAGACGCTGGGTATTGAGAAGACCATCGACCCGCCCCTGGTCGCGCCCGGGATGCTCAAGACGCACATCAATACCAACCCCGGCGCGCTCAACGCCGTAACGTCCGTGCAGGGCAACCAGCTCGCGCCGCTCTATCAGATCGATTTCCTTCGGGGCGTTGAGGCGCTGCAACAGGAGATCGCGACCATCACCCAGCGCTTGGGCGATACGATGTACGCCAATGTGTTCCAATCCATCCCCCTGGACCAGCGCACGCCTGGCATGACCGCGACCGAGGTGCTGGAGCGCCGCCGCGAAGCCTTGCAAGAGATGGGCCCGGCCCTATCGGCCTACGAGCCCAATATCCTCAACACGGTGTTGGAGCGCACCTACGCCATCCTCGACCGTGCGGGGTTTATCCCCCCGCCGCCTCCGGCTCTCGGCCCCTATGCCATGCTGGATGTGGAGTACCAGTCCCCCTTGGCCCAGGCGCTCCGGCAGACGGATTCCGATTCCATCCAAGCGCTGTTGCAGACGGTCGTGCCGCTGGCCCAGGCCGACCAGGAGATCCTGGACAAGATCGATTTCGACCAGGTCGTGGACGAGATGTCGCACTCTCTGGGCGTGCTCGGCTCCGTGGTGCGCTCCGACGAGGAGGTGGCCGAGCGCCGGCAGAACCGGCAGGCGCAGATGCAGGCCATGCAGCAGGCCGAGCAGGCCAAGGAGCAGCTCGACGCTGTCGCCAAGATCGCGCCGGTCTCGACCAAGGACACCCTGGCCGGGGCCCTGCTCGGAGGAGGGATAAGCAATGCTTGAGACACCGGAAGAGCGCACCGCCCGGGAAGCGGCCGACGCCCAGGAGACATCTCTGGTCCTGGCTGATCTGGCCGACGTACTTGAGACGCCAGCCGGCTACCGGGTGATCCTGCGCATGATCCGGGCACTCGGCGGCGGGAACGGCATGTTGCGCGACCAATCGGACATGATCCTCCACAACGTCGCCATCCAATATTTGCAGGAGATCCAGCGCGCCCATCCGGCGGCGCTTATCGCCATGTGCGGGGACCTGTGGGGCGTCCCGCATCCGTAACATCAACAAGGAGACATCGACATGGCCGAACCAGGAACCACGCCCGCGCAGGAACCGCAAACCGCAACTCCTGCGGCGGACACGACCCAATCTTCGCCGGCTCAGGGCACGGCGCCGCAGCCATCGCCCGGCGGTGACAAACCGGATGAGGCCTACAAGTTCGACAAGCCGGGGAGCGATACCACCACGTCGGCCCCGGAGGACACCCCGTCCGGAGATTGGCGCGAAACGCTGCCCGAGGCGTGGCGCGAGGCGACGAAGGACGCCAAGACGCCCGAGGAGGCCCTGGCAGCCTACAAACGCGGCGTCGGCTACAACCCGCCGAAAACCATCGACGACGTCGAGCTGCAACTGCCCGAAGGCGTGCCCATCGACGAGGGCGTCAACAAAAACTTCCGCGAGCAGTGCGTCAAACTGGGCGTGACCAAGGACCAGGCCCAGGGCCTCATGGATTGGGAGATTCAGACCGGCAAGGAAATGCGCCAGCAACTCATCGCTGACGGGACCAAGGAACTCAAGGAAGCCTGGGGGGCGGGGTACGAAGCCAAGCGTTCCCTGGCCATGCGGGCCGTGACGGCGCTCGACCGGCGCATGGGCGGCAAATTCGCCAATGCCCTGGCTGCCCGGGGGCTGGCCGACGATGCCGTGGTCGTCCAGGCGTTCGCCCACATCGGCGAAATGATCTCCGAGGACACCTTGTCCGGCGGCAACGGCGGCGCCGGTGGGGACCGGCCCGAGGCCCCGGAAGACACCTACAAGGCAATGCATTTCAAACGATAATAAGGAGATAGCATATGGTCATCGCCCAAACGCTGAAGGAAATCGCCCTGGATAAGGCGAAGAAGCGGCCGGAGCTGGTGGATTACCTCACCGAGGACGCGCCGATCCTGGATGCGCTCAAGTGGATTCCGGCAACCCACGGCCTGTGGAATGTGACCGAGGTCCTGACCGGCATCGAAGGGCCGTCGTTCGTGGACCTGGGCGCTCCGCTGCCCACCGTCACGGCCCGGACCGGCCTGGAGCAGACCTACGTGTCGGTTATGGGCGGCGAGCAGGAGGTCGCCGTGGACAAGGCCGCCCAGTTCGGCGGGCCGGAGAAGTATTTTTCGCGCCGGGAAAAACCCATCATGCGCCAGGCCGGCATGGACACCGAAACCCGCATCTATGAGGCGTACTGGCGCAAGGCCGCGCTCGCCAAGAGCCTCTACACCGGCGCCGGCGGATCGGCGGCAGCCAGTGGCGCCACGGGCCTGTCCAGCATCATGGTCGTGCGCATGGACGAGGATCTCAACACGGGCATCTACGATCCGTCGGGATTTTCCGCCGGCCGGCTCCTGGAGATCAGCCCCATCAACGGCGGCTCGCAATATCACCTGCGCTCCCAGGAGGGCGTGCTGGGGTTCGGCGTCAGCTATCGCGGCCGGTTCGGCTGGCAACTCCTGGAGCCGGAGCGCACGGTCTACGGCATCGTCAACATCAGCTCCGCCAAGCTGCCGACCATGTCCATGATCGACGACGCCATTGCGGCCGTGCGTGGCAAGCCGTCGAACACCTTTATCTTCGGCCATCCGAAGATTCTCGGGCGTGTGTTTAGCGCGCTCAAGACGGCGAACATCGAATTTGTGAACAGTGACTCCAATCTGCGGACGCTGGTGTCGATGTACAACGATATCCGCATCGTCGGAAGCTACAACGTGAGCGACGGCAACGAAGCCGCCGTTTCGTAAACATCATCAACCCACGAACGCAAAAGGAGTTCCCTATGGGTTTCGGATACAATGAAAAAACAAACTGGTACGACCAGTACTTCGAGAAGGGCATCGCTCTGCCGTCCACAGGCAACGACACCTGCGAAAATCCGCTGCCGGTCGGCAAGCACCATGGCGCCCTGACGGTTCGGGCGACGGTTGCCTCCTCGAACGCCAGCATCCCGGCCGGCTCCAGCGTGACATTCACACCGCTGTTTTCCGCCACGCCGGACGGCGAATTTGTTGTCCCGTCTCCCGCCTATGCCGTCTCCGTGTCCGCCCCGGCCGGGGCGGCCGAAACGGCGGCCTCGGGCGAGGAACTCTGTACGTTCCTGCTGCCTGATTCGGACAAGGAATATTGCAAGATCAAGATCGCGACCACAGGCGCCTGCACCGGCAGCCTGGACGTGGCCATGGGCTACACGGCCCGGTAACGTTCCGCGATCCGAGCCAGCAGGGCGGGCCTTGTACGCCCTGACAAAATTTCGGCTGGAGACGCAACGTGATAAATGCCGACACCGTCAAAAATAAATACACCGGGTCAGGATCGCTACTGACGTATCCTGTCACGTTCCCGTTTTCGTCTGCTGACGATCTGGCCGTGTACGTCTCGATCAATGATATCGAGACGAAATATACGCTAGGGACTCAGTATACCGTTTCCGTCAACAGCGACCGGAGTGGTGGAATCGTTGCGTTTGCGAATGCTACGTTTGTACCGAAAGACTCTATCATTGCCATACTGCTTGACATCGCCACGACTCAGGATGTCGATCTAACATCGACAGCTACAGTGTCTACACAAGATCTGGAGGCCGGGCTCGACAAGACGGTACAGCTTGTCCAGATGGCATTCGAACAATTGGGCCGGTGCGTCAAAGTTGTACCGACAAGTTTAAAAACAGATAATGACCTGAACTTAAATACAATAATTAGCAAAATTGATGCCGATACCGAAGCAGCAAAGTCGTCTGCAACACAAGCCACTGCTTCGGCTGTGGCGGCAGCTGTGAGTGCTGCCGCTTCAGCCGAAGCAGAATCTTCCGCTGTGGCATATCTTAATACGGCATCTGAAGATGTTTCTCTCGCGACACAACTGTCAGCAGAGTTTAGAGATATCCAAACATCACTGGATAATGCTGTTTCCATGGCCGTTCTAAAGGCAAACAATGCTGCCGGTCTGGCCGTTACGGCAGCGGACGACGTGGCAGCTCTTGCCATCCTCTGCCAAAAATATTCCGACCAGGCTGCTATGTGGCCAAGCGGCGCCCCGGCTTTTGACGCAGGCGCGACGTATTCGTTCCCGGATGTTGTCGTTTACAGCGATGCATCCATATATCGATGCATCGGTATTGATATAACCGGAGAAAACCCGGCCGATGGCATCCATTGGGTGCGGATAAATCAGAGTACAGTTGATAGTTGCTGGGCACTGGATTCCGATAGAGCGCTCATGCCCAGTAGTAATGCGTCTCTTTATTCTTCCGTTTGGGAGATTGATGGCGGTCTGGATTTGATGCCAGCCACTACCCCTACTAAAAACGTATCTTGGGATATGGATTCTGACGGGGACATCCAGCCAATTACATAGGAGTAAAATATATGGCCACTAGAAATATTGTTCCTCGTGCGAATGGCGAAGGAAGCATCGGGACCTCTTCAAAAGCGTGGGGAGGAATTTTCACGGGAAAAGTTAATGGATATGATTTGACCTCGACCCCGACCGCCTCTGCGATCCCGCGCGCGGATGAAAATGGAAAGTTGGACGTATGGGTGCGCAATGGTGGGGAATGTTATCTTACCCTCTCGGGTAGCAATCTCTTACTCTCTCGTTGTTACGGACGTCGGCTCATTATCGACGATGCAGTGCAGATCATCCCGGAGGCGGGGGTCACGTTGGCGTCCACCGGCGTTGCGAATACCACATACTACATCTATGCTCCCATCGTATCAGGTGCAATGATACTAGAGGCCTCGATAACCGCCTACACCCCAGACGACCGCAACGGTTTTATGGTCAAATCGGGGGACGTTACGCGCGCACTGGTCGGCATGGCGCGGACAGATGCGAATGGTGCGTGGGTTGATAATGCGAAACAACGATTCGTTTTGAGTTACTACAATAGAAACTATTTAATGCTGGACGCACAATATGCCGTTTCAGGAGAAATTTCTAGTGCTGATGCAACCAACCCAATTATGATTTCCGCAGCAAAGCAGCTCGAATTTCTTTCGTGGGGTGCTGAGGGTCTGCTCGTAAGCTTTTTTGTTAACGTAAAAGTGAACGCCACACCGGGGGCATTCGCGCGTATATACATGGACGGATTAAATGTGGCCCATCTCCCGGTATATACGCCGACTGTAAATGCGTATATTAGTAATGCTGCTACTTTCGGCGTATTCGTATCAGACGCTGGCTATCACTATTTAGATGCGAGAGGCTTGGCTTGGACTGGTACGGTGGCTACATGGGACGCATATTGGACGACGATTACAGGAGGTATTTGGGGATGATTAAATATACAATCGACGTACTACAATATCTACAGGGGACAGATGCAAAAACATATCCGGTATTTTTGAGAGACGGAGAGTTAGATATCTCACAACTCAATGCTAAAGAAGCCACAATACTCAACAACGCACTTAAATCATACGATCCACTCCCGTATCTCAAAACTGACGCCTGCTCCCGCATCGACGCCAAGGCCGAGGCGCTCTGTACAACCCTCATCACGCCCGGGATCACCCAGCAGACCCGCTACGCCCGCAAACTGGCCCAGGCCGAGGCTTTCCTCCAGGACGGCACGCCGACCGAAGTGGAATACCCGCTCATTTATAACGAGGTGGGCATCACGGCCAGGAGCGCCGGGGCCGTGGCCACGGCCATCGTCCAGGCGTCCGCAGCCTACGACACGTTTTGCGACAAGGTGGAGTTGGTGCGGGCCAAGGCCAAAGGAGCAGTCCACACGGCCAGCAACGCATCCCTGGTCGCCAGCGCCGAGGCCGCCGTGGTCTGGCCGACGGCGGCGAGCGAATAGGAGGACCTGATGCCGGGCATCATCCGTACGAAGGTCATCAACACGGCCCTGCGGCTCATCGGCGCGAGCCAAACCAACATGCAGGCGTCGGGGTCCAGCCCGATCAGCACCATGGCGGCGTCGGTGTTTACGGACGTGCTGCGCACTGTGCTGGCATCGCACCCCTGGTCGTTCGCCATGCGCTATGCCGAGTTGGCCAAGCTTTCCACCACGCCGCTGTTCGGTTACGCCTACGCCTATCAGATCCCTACGGATTGCGTCCGTTTTTCCGACGCTCGGACAACCCCTTTCTCCGGTTCCACAGAGGCACCCCCCCGCTTTGATGCCCCAGCCATCGATTATGAGCGTGTCGGGAGCGCCATCTATACCGACGCGACTCCCTGCTACGCCAGATACGCCAGCGCCGACTGCGAGCCCCTGGCGCATGAGCCGTTCATTGAGGCCCTGGCCGCCCGACTGGCCATCGAAATCGCCCCTTCCGTTTCGAGCGGCGGGGTGAGCCCGGAAAAACTGGAACAGCGATATATCTACGCCCTGGAACTCGCGAAGTGTTTCGACGGCGACACGCAACATCCACCGCGTACCTCGCCGGCCACTGGATCGAATTTCGTCAGGCGGCGTTTTGCCGGAGAGTACCCGCCGGAGATGCGATGACGACGGTGCTCCATACGCAAAACATCTTCAACGGCGGCGAGTTGTCCCCGTTGATCCGTGGCCGGGCCGACCTGCAGCGCTACAAGTCCGGCGCACAGACCATGCTCAATCTGGTGCCCATGCCGCAGGGCGGCGTCACGCGCCGGCCGGGGATGGTTTTTTTGGGCGAAGCCAAAAACGCGACGTCCCGCCTGATAAAGTTCGTTTTTTCGACGACGCAGGGGCGCATGCTGGAATTCGGCAACTACACCATGCGCGTATGGATGCCGGATGGCACGTTGGTGGCCGATCCGTCGAACACTGCGCAACCCCTGGTCGTCGTGACGCCGTTCGCGGCCGCCGATTTGTCGGCCCTGCATTTCGCCCAGGATGGCGACGTCATCTATTTCGCGCATCCCAGCTACGCTCCGTGCAAGCTGTCACGCTACGCCGACACGTCATGGACGTTTACGACGTTGACATTTTTGCCGGACGTCGTTCCGCCGACCGGATTGTCGGCGTCTATCATAGGCAGTACGGAAAGCACTACTACGACGACGAAAAAATATGTTGTGACTGCCGTCTCGGAAACGACAGGGCAGGAGTCCGTTGCATCTGATGTTTTGTCGGTCATTGCGGCATCCCTGACGACGGCGTATTATATCCAGGTCAGCTGGACGGCCGCTACCGGAGCGGCCGAATACCGTGTCTACAAATACAAAGGCGGCGTCTACGGTTTTATCGGGCGGTCCACCTCGACGAGTTTCGAGGATCAGAACATCACCGCCGACACCGAGGATACGCCGCCGACGTACAATCAATATTTTTCCAGTGCCGGCAATTATCCGTCACTGGTATTTTTCCACCAGCAACGCTTGGGCTATGCCGCCTCGAATAATGATCCGTACACCGTTTGGATGTCGCGGTCGTACTTGCTCGAAAGTTTTTCGGAGAGCCTGCCGCCAAAAGATGATGACTGCATCAAAGCGCGGTTCCGCTCTTCCCAGGCTAACCGATTCGTCTGGCTGGTCCCGGACCGCACGGCGCTGTGCATCGGCACCATCGGCGGCAACCTCACCGTCGAACCGTCGTCCGGGAACGTGCTGACGCCAGGGACTACTTCCTTTGTTGTTGCCCCTCAGGAATCGAACGGTAGCGAACCGCTCTCACCACTTTCCGTCGGCGGCGCGACCATTTTTGCCCAGCGCGGGTTCTCGGCTGTCCGCGACTTCGCCTACAACTACCTGGCGGATAAATACAAAAGCGATGACCTGACCCTCCTGTCCCGCCATATCCTGCAGGACGTCGAAATCGTCGCCTGGGACTACCAGCAAGAACCGCACAGCATCATCTGGTGCGCTCTGTCCGATGGCACCATGGCCTCCTGCACGCTCATGAAAGAGCAGGAGGTCGTCGCCTGGGCACGGCACGAAACGGACGGCGAGATCCTTTCCGTGGCCACAATGCCCGGCACGCCCGACGATCAGGTGTGGATGCTCGTTCGGCGGACGGTACATGGCACAGCCAAGGTTTTCGTGGAAAAGTTGGCGCCATTTTTTGATGACGACGATCCGTCGGGTGCGAATTTCCTGGACAGTGCTCTGACGTATTCCGGGACGGCGGCGACATCGTTTTCGGGATTCGGGCACCTGTCCGGTGAGACCGTCACGGCGTTTGCCGATGGCGGCGTGGTGACGGGCGTGACGGTGTCAAACGGTGGCGGTTTCACGCTCGGCACAGCCGCTTCCGTTGTCACCGCCGGCCTGCCGTACACGTCCACGCTCATCCCCATGCGGCCGGAAGTCGATACGCAGGCCGGATCGTCGATGCTGCACAACCGCAAGCTCCTCGACATCCGGGCCCGCGTGTATCGGACAATGCCGTTTGCAGTCGGCGTGGTCGGCAGCGACAAGACGTGGACGATCACGGATCGGGATATCGTGGGCGGCGAATTCCAAACGGCACCGTTTTTCGCCAGCTCCGTACAGGACCTCTATTTGGGGCTGGTCGGCTCGTGGAGCGCCGACGCCATTCCGGTCATCACCATTGATACGCCGACGCCGTTTACCCTGCTGGCCATGATGGTCACGCTGGAAATAACGCCATACCCCGGGAAGATATAATAATGGGTAGCATGTCATCCACGGACTGGGCGGCCCTGGGCGCCGGCACGACCTCGGGCGCATCGTCCTTTTTGAGCAATCTCACGGCGCAGCAGTCGGCCAACACGACCGCGCTCAGCCAATCCCTCTCCGCCGGCCTGGCCAGTTCCCAGGCCTCGGCCGCCGCCAGCACCGCCACGGCCAATGCCGCCCTGACCGCCTCCCAGGCCAAGATCGCCGCCGTCCAGAGCGAAGCGAAGGTCGCGGAGAACGACCGGCAACGGTCGATGCTGACACGGTTGTACAAGCAGACCCAGGCCTCCGCCACGGCCACGTTCGCCGCCGGCAACGTCGATATATCCACCGGTTCGGCCCTGGCCTCCCTGACCGGCAATGCGACGCGCTATGCGTCCGATCTGGCGACCAACAGCTACAACAAGGCCGTGCTGCAATATGAAAGTGGCGTGACCCAAAACAGCTACAATCTGCAAGCCGGCATGTACAATATCAATGCCAATTACGACAAGAGCATGAGCGGCTATTACAACGTCCTCAGCGATTATTACAGCTCGACGGTAAAGGGCCTGGGGGAAACCCTGCTCACGTCCGGCCTGTCCGGTCTGGGTTCGGGGTTCTCAAAAGCGTCCCTTGCCTACGCCAAGTGGAGCTAACATGCCGATCACGATAGGAGCATCGCCACAATACCAGGAACAGGAGCGCATCCAGGCTCCTGCCCCGCGCCAGCTTCCCGTGGCCCAGGCGCCCCAGGGTGCGCCGCTGCCGAACCTGACGCCGGATACCCGGCCGCAGCAGATCATGATGGCCAACGGGCTGGCCAGCGTACGGGACGCCATCCAGGCCGTCGCCCTGACCAAACGCCACGACGAGAACACCGCCTTCCTGGCCGACATGTCGACCATCCAGCGGGCGACCATGGAACAGCAGGACGCCTACCGGCAAGCCAAGCAGGGCCAGGACGCCCTGACCGCCGGGCAGGACTTCGAGCAGATGATGAACCAGTCCTTCAGACCCTATCAGGACAAATACAAGGACAATCCCCGGATCGCCACCGCCCTGGAAGGGAAGCGGCAGGAACTGTCCCTGGCGGCCTTCGGGGCCGGCTCCCGCTATGCCGGCCAGCAGCGCGACGTCTGGCACAAGGAGACCCTCGACGGGGCTATCGCCGGCTGGAAGTCGGCCCTGGCAGGCGGAGACGACGCCGCAATCCATCAACAGTGGGAACTGCTGGACGCCACCCTGGCCACGACGATGCCCGGCCACGACACCGACGCCATCAAGCAACAGCTCCTGCAGCAGGGCGCGGCAATCACCCTGGACCGACGCATCGCCACGAAGGATTATGCCGGGTTCCAGCGAGACCTGGGCAACTTTTCCAACCCGGCGGCGGCTGGTGCCCCACGGGGCGTAAAGGGGCTGCAGCCTGGCCAGCCGTATCGCTTCGGGGATATCATCGGCCAGACGGAAAGCGGCAACGATTACGGTAGCGTCACCAAGCTCGACGTCAATGCCTCCAGCTACGGCAAATACCAGTTCCATGCCGGGGCGTCGCTCACGGACTTCCTCAAGCAATCCTCTTTCGGGGGCGAACTCCAAGCCGCCGGAGCGCCCGGTTCGGCCGGATTCAACGCCAAGTGGCGCGAACTCGCCGGCAATCCCCAGTTCCGGAGCGAGCAAGACGCCTTCGCCAAGTCCTATTTCCTGGACCGGCCGCTGCAAGATTCCGGTGCCACCTGGATTTTGGACCGCTCGCCGGCCGTGCAGGAAGCCGTCATGCACACCTTCGCCGCAGCGCCGGCTGTGGGCCAACGATTTGTCGCGGACATCAACGCCGCCGGCGGCAACGCCCTGTCCGACGAACAGATCCTGGACGTGATCGAGAACCGCTACAAGACCAATATCCGGCAAGACTGGCCGACCGCCATCGGCAAGGCCGAGCGCGGGGAGCCGGGAGGCGTGAGCCAACAGACGCTGGAACGCACGAAAGCGGACGAGATGGCGCAATTCCGCGACTTGCTCGCCAAGCAGAGCGGCGGCCTGCTCCCCGGGAAACAGGCCATGTGGCAGGACCGCCTCAAGTCGAGCATTTCGAGCGATATCACCAAGCAGGCCGACGTCGGCAACATCGACCGCGCCCGGGGGTTGCTCGCGCAAAACGGGCAATACCTGGACGAGGACCAGCGGGCGGCTCTGGCGTCGTTCGTCGATAATGCGGCGCAGCAAAAGGAGCGGCGGGATCGGACTGCCCGTGTCGAACAGCAAGACAACGTCTATTTCAGTTTGCACTCGGCATACAAGCAGGACCCAAAGAAGTTTGCGTCCCAATACACCCCGGACACCATCACGTCACTCGTCGATTCCGGCGGAATCCGCCCTGCCCAGGGAAGTGCTCTCATCGACGCCCTGACCGGTGCCGAACGGCAGTCCGACCCGGTGGTACGCGACGAGGCCTATCGACTGGCGGCAACCGGCGGGCTGACGAAAGACTGGATTGCGCAGCATGATAAAGATCTGAATGGTCAAGACTTGTTCACGATCACCGGCCGGCAGCAGTCGCAGACCGAAAAGAGTGTCGACGGGCGGACCATGAGCATGTTCATTGACGACATGTTCAAAGGGAGCTTGCGTTACAATCGATCCGATCCGGATGCCATGCAATCGCTGCACGAATACCAGATTGCGGCCACCGATTACGCGCTGAAGCGCCTTCAGACCGGTGTCCCGCTTGATCAGGTCAAAGCCGAAACGCGCCTCAAATTCGACCCCGAACTAGGCGACAATGCTGTTCTCCCGCAAAGCCGTTACGTCACGGCCATCCCGAAATCGGCTGATGACCTTAAGCCTTTTTTTGATCGTCTGTTCCAGGTCGATGCCAGGAACATGGACAAGCAGACATGGCGGCGTGAGTTCCAAGCGTTATTGGGATTCAAGGACATCGCCGAGAAACGCACGCAACTGCTCAACCAGCTGCAGCAAGTGAAGGGGGCGAACCAGTAGTGGCCGCGCAAGAGCAACTCATTACCACCCCATCCGGGGAACAGTCGCTTGTCGTCAATATCAACGCCGGGCCAGAACCCGCGCCCAATCCGGCTCCCGGGCCGCTCCATCTTATCGCACCCGGGACCGAAGGCGGAGGGGAAGGCGACGTTCCGGCCGTCGAGGGCGGTATCGACGAGTCGTATCTGTCCAAGCTGGAGGCCAGGGAGGATGCCCGACTCCGGCATGAGGGGCAGGCCATGGGATACGTCGATCCCGATCCCGACCCCATGGCCCAGGCAGCCGAGGCGCTCAGACAGCCGATCCCCCAACGTCAGACCCCCCAACGTCAGATCCCCGAGAAGCCGGCGGTCGAAAGCATTGGGGCGCCGGAATCCGCAACACAACCAGGGGCATCCGAAACACAAGACCAGCGGGGACCGACTGCGGCGACCGCATCCGAATCCCGCACCTGGGCCGATGATTTGGGCCAATATTTGCAGCTCGAAAATACGACGGGCCCCCTCGACCAGGTTTGGAAGTCTATCGTCCGGGGCGGCGTCGGGACATTTCGCGGCTTTGCCGGCGGCACACAGAATTTTTTCCAATCCCTGGACGATCTGGCCACCACGGTTTCCGACGCGACCGGGCTGCCGAAGGGCGGGGTGTTCGGCGCTTTGACCCAGGCATCCGACTATTGGGTCAAGCAGGCCGACAAGCTCTACGATCTCTCCTGGGACAAGCGGGCGAAGGGAAGCCAGATCCTCAGTTACGACAAATTCATTGCCGGGTTGGTCGGGGATATCGTGGGCGGGGCCGTCCCCGGCATGGCATCGTTCGTGGCCGACAAGGCCGGTCTGGCCGCCGTCAAGGGCTACGCCCGGGACGGCATCACCGGAGCCGTCACCGACCAGGCCAAGACCTTGATGCTCGGCCATGCGCTTGATGCGGCGCAGTCGCTGCCCTACGTGCTTCGGGCGGCCGGCATGGGCGGGATGTTCGCGGCCGACGCCTATTCCGGCGGCGAGACGGGCCCCCGCTTGGCGGCAGCCCTGGGCACGGGGGCTGGCATGGCCGCCATGACCCCTCAGGCCCAACCGAAGGAGATCCGGCCCGTCACGCCGTACGAAGCCGCCCAAGTTGACTCGCTGCTGCGCGGGAAAAACAACCTGGACGAGATCAAGCGTGCGGAGGCCGGAGGTGAGATCACGCCTGAGATGTCCGGGATGCTCCGTTTTTTCGCCCACCTCTTTCCCGACCGGGACGCGGCAACCAGCCTCAAGGTGGTCAACGAGCTGATGCGGGCCTCCGACGCGGCCATGGCCGCCGCCGGTATGCCGGGACAGCCAGGCCGCATCGTCGGCGGCGTGCGCATTTCCCGGCAGGCCGACGCACTTAAGGCCGCTTTGGAGTTCTACCAGGGCGCCGACGTCGGGACCACGGTCCACGAAAACGCGCACCTCTTCTTCGACAAGATGCCTGCCGCCGCCAAGGAGCCGCTGAAGGAATGGTATCGCCAGGAGATGGCCGGGAAGGCGAACCCGCCCATTTTCGATGAGTTCGTGGCCGAAAAGTTCACGGATTGGTTCCTGAAAAACAAGCTGTGGCTCCATCCGGCCAGCCGGGCCGACGGCTTCGGCGGCTATTTCGGCCAGGCCGCCAATCGGCTGCGGACGTTCCTGGATAAGGTAATGGGCGTGGATGGTGCCATGCCGCCTCGGGATGTGCTGGACTTGTTCCGGCAGGCGGCGACCGGCGAGAGCGGGGACGTGTTCAGCAATGGCGGCGCGGCCGGTAGGTTGCCATCACTGAGTAATCAGGCCGTCTATCATGGATCGCCTTATCGTCCGGCTACGTCCCCCAACCCGTATTTCAAGGCTGATCCGAAGGCGCGGGTCGTTTCTGTGGATGCGTTGATTGCCAGGGAATCGGCAGATCCAGAGCGGGTGGCCCGGTCGTTGGCGTACATGGAGGCCGCGAAAAACGGCACAGGGGAGAAGCGTAAGCCCATTGATGTCATCGACCGCGGCGACGGCACGCTCAAAGTCCTGGATGGCAATACCACACTGGAATCTCTCAAGCAGCTCGGTGAAAAGGATGCTGTCGTCAGGATCAGAAAGACCCTCAAACAGCGCGGTGTGGAGAGCTGGACCGATCTTTATGCCCAGGCGAACGAAGCCCAACCGATGCTCGAAAAGATGTCCAAGGAGTGGGCGGCTGAATTAGGCGGTGAAGTGCAAATGCGGCCCGGCCTGAAAAAGCAGGAACGGGCGCAGCGGAAGGTGGATGCTGGCGATAGTACCATCGACAGCTTAAAGGACATCACCGCAAGCACTATTGTCTTCGATTCCGAAGATCAAGTCAGGGCGGCCCTGGGAAAGATCAAGGCCGAGCATCCTGAAGTGATGCGGATCAAGGATCGTTATGCCAGGCCCGGAGCTGACGGATATGCTGACGTATTGCTGAACGTCCGATTGCCGAACGGACACATCGCCGAGTTGCAGTTAAATACGAAGGCGATGCTTGCAGCTAAGGCGGGGCTAGGCCATGATATTTATGAGATAAAGGACGCCCTGCACAACGGGAAAACTGAAAAGAACGCCATAGCCATTGAGGAAATGCAGGGCCTTCTTAACGGGCTCAGCCGTGAAGTTTACACGGCAGCCCGCCGTTCTGCGAGTTCCTCCGCGTATTCTTCGGAAAACTCCAAAGCTTCTTCGCGGGATATTGGCGTCCCAGACATTTCCACCTTAGTGAAGCTGGGAAATGTCTTAGGGAACAATTCCTCCATCTTATCCCCGATCATCCGGAAAAGCCTGTCCGACTTCCTGTCGAAAGCGAAGGCTCTGTCTTCCCATTCCAAATATTCAAGCGACATGGACACACCTCCTGAATCCAAACAGAATATAGGTGATTTCGACCACGAAGGCAAGACCTCTTTCAAGGTCGAACCCCTCTCCCCCGCCGCGCAATGGGAGAACCTCCGCTCCTGGGAGAAAGTCGGCGATGAGTCCCGCCCCTGGGAGATCGTGGACAAGGCGGCCGGCGCGGCAAGCGTCATCACCAACGACAAGAATATCTTTGGCCAAACGGCGCATAAGGCCGTCAATATCAACCTGGATCGCTTGAAGACCGGCGACGACATCAAGCGCGTCATCGCCCAGGTCGGGGAAGCCTTGCGGCCGGAGATGAACGAGGCGCGGCGTTACACCCGCTCGGACGCCCTGGTCAAGGGCGACGCGCTACGGCTCCTGGCCGACGACATGGGCATGACCGAGGCGACGTTGTTGCAGCGCCGGCGCGGCGAGGCGTTCAACGCCGAACAGGCCGTGGCCGCCCGCATGATCCTGGTGTCATCCGCCGATGACGTCATGCGCATGGCCAAGGATATCAAGGCCGGAAACAACTCAGACGCTTCCCTGCTCGCCTTCAGGCAACGCGTGGAAGCGCATGCGGCCATCCAGGCCCAGGTATCGGGCATGGCAGCCGAAGCCGGCCGGGCGCTCCGGTCCTTCCGTATCCTGGCCGGGGAAAGCGACATGGCCCCAGGCGTCAAGCTCCGTCCCGATGATATCAGCAAGATCGTGGAGGCGACCGGCGGCCGGGGAGATATCCAGAGGCTTGCCGACACACTGACGACATTGGCCGCGACCGGCGAAAACTCCGTCACCCAGGTCGGCAAGGCCATTGCCGACGCTAGGCAACGGACCTTCAAGGACTGGTTTTTTGGTTACCGCTACGCGGCCATGCTGTCGGGCATCCCGACGCACGTCCGTAATTCCCTGGGGAACGCCCTGGTAGCAACCATGGCCATCCCGGAACGTTTCGTGGCGTCGCAACTCGGCATCACCTCGAAGTGGCTGGGTTCGTCGAATCCTGAACATGTGCAAACCCAAGAGGCCGGCGCACTCCTGTTCGGGTATCTGCATTCTCAGGTGGACGCCCTGAAACTGGCCGGGGGTGCCTTCCGCACCGGACAAAGCCGGTTCGGGCCGCAAAAGACCGAGGAACTGGGGCTGCGCACGTCCACTGCTCCCGTGGAGAAGATCGGGGATTTTCTATGGGACGCCATGTCAATTCCTTCCCGCTTCCTCGGCGCCGAGGACGAATATTTCAAAGGGATCAATTACCGGGCCGAGCTCGGGGCCCAGGCGTATCGGCAGGCGTCCATGGAGGGACTGAACGGGGATGCCATGACCGCCCGAGTCCGGGAACTCATGATCTCGCCTTCCGAGGAGATGCAGCGCCGGGCCATGGATGCGGCCAAGATCCAGACATTCAACCAGGATCTGACCGGCCCGATACGGGACATTTCCCGGGGAATCTCCTCATCGTTCATCGGTCGGGTGTTCGTGCCCTTCCTCCGTACGCCGTACAACATTTTCAAGTACACCATGGCCCGCACACCCTTGGCTCCCATTTTCGCTGATTTCCGGGCCGACTGGCAGTCCGGCGGAGCCCGGATGGAAATGGCCCTGTCCAAGATGATCGTCGGTTCCTCGCTTATGAGTTTGGCGACCGCTCTGGTCGCCAACGGCACCATCACGGGCGGCGGTCCGTCCTCCAAAGGGGAGCGTGGCGTCTGGCTCCAGAATTTCCAGCCCTATTCCCTTAAGTTCGGGGACACCTGGTACAGCTACGGCAATCTGGCCGAGCCCATTTCCACGTATTTCGCCCTGGCCGCCGATTATTACGACGCCATGACCGATTGGAAACGGGAGTGGGACCAGGGGAAGGTAACACCCTGGGAGCTCTCCACGGCGCTGGTCAAGGCTTTCGCCAAGAACCTCACGGACAAGACCTTCCTCAAGGGAGTGGCCGACCTGGCCCACGCGTTGGACGATCCCGACCGCTACGCCGCCAGTTGGGTGCAAAGCCTGGCCGGTTCGTTCGTGCCCTCCTACCTTGGCAACTGGGCGAACAGTATGGACCCGGAACTCAAGCTGGTGGGCGGTTACCTCGACGCCATGTTAAACCGCATCCCGGAGCTGAAGTCCGATCTGCCCCCGCGTCGGGATATCTTTGGAGATTCTATTGCCATCAATACGCTGGGCCCGGCCTGGATGAGCCCGATCCGGACCAAGGACGACGGCGACGTTTCTGATGTCGAGCGCGAGATGCTGCGCCTTGGTATGTTCATAGGCATGCCGTCAAAAGATCAGACGATTCGCGGCGTGAACATGGAGCTCACGCCCGAGGAATACAGCCGATTGTTGGATATCGCCGGCCACGAAACGCAACTCGGGAATCTCAAGGACAACCTCAATACCCTGGTCAGCAAACCGTCCTACCAACGGCTGGCCGCGAAATCAGACGGTCCCGATGGCGCGGCGGCGGCCGAGATCAAGGGGGTGCTCCGCGACGCGCGAGAAATGGCCCTGGAACGACTATACAGAGAAACGCCGAGGATTCAGAACGCCGTGTATGAGAATACGCCAAGGTAACGACGGCGGATCAAGTCACAGTCATTTTTATTGGTTGGGCGGGGCGGGAACCCGTTCGAGTGGCGGCGGGGGCAAATATGGGGGCCAACATGGGGGAGAAACACGCGTTTTATGTGTCTCGTGCGGACCATGTTGGTTATTTTAAGCGGGGAGACGCGTATGGTCTAGGTTTGGGCTAGTCCTTTCACGCCGGTAACACCGGTTCAAATCCGGCTGTCGAAGCTCTCGGAGATGTTCCCCGGGGGCTTTTTTATTGTTGCGAACCTTTGCCCCTAAGCCCCTAAGCCCCTAAGCATTGGCCCACAGAATGGCCCACCAGCTTTTTTTCAAAGGAAAAGGGGCTACGGATTGGCTCCGTAACCCCTTGGAAATCTTGGTCGGGATGAGAGGATTTGAACCTCCGACCCCCTGAACCCCATTCAGGTGCGCTCCCAGACTGCGCTACATCCCGGTGCCGAGAGGCCGGAATTACATCCCACCACTGCCTTTGTCAACGGCCGGCCGCCAAGCCATGCCGGGACCCTGCATCGACCGAGGCGAGACTCCTTAAATAATTTTATCTTTTTAGCTGGTTACATCTAT